ATATCCCGACACTCCGGGCGAATGTTCACCTCGATAGCATCCTGGAATGCCTCAGCAGCAGCTTGACCGTCCTTCTGAAGGATGGCATCCTGTCCGGGAACTTGGAGCATGAGCAGAAGCGCGAACTGTAACATGGTCATATTATAACATGGGAACATAGCACCGTCAAGTGTTTTTTGGGGTTTTTTATTTTTCCCTAAACCCTTATGGTACAAGGACTTACGTGCGGCTTTGGCCGCGCCTCGCTCCTAACTGGTTATGGGAGCCGGACTTACGCCCAGCCCCCTACCCAATAAGAGACCCTACAGCCCCTGAGTAGCCCGGAAGGGCTTTTTGGAGGACAGCCAATGGTTACCCCAGTGGTTACCGTCAGACATCACGGGGAGACGACGACGCCAGGAGCAGTAGCTAACCAGGAGACGGTCAGCCTTGGGGGTCTGACCCTTTGCCCACGCCTTAGCGAAGCGAGCGCCCTGAATGCGCGAGATGAGGTTTACGATGCTTTTCATGCCCCCATTATACCACACTTTTTCCTCCTGTCAACACTTTCTTCAGAAAATTCCACCGGAAAATTTCGCGTCGGCGGGACTCCTACAGGGGGCGAAGCCGCCCCACTTCCTCCATGAGGTTAATGTTTTAAGGGACTCCTAAAAAAATAACAACCTAACTTCCAAGGGACTCCTACCTAAATAATATTAGAATTATGGGCGCTTGGGACACTTATGGGACTCCGCTGTCAAGAACTCCTGCTTTTCAAAAAGAATGGAGTTACACGACCCCATTCCTGTTCAGTGGTAATGCAGCGACCGCGACAGGATTCTTCTCAGCTACAATAGCAGCTTCCTATGGAGAGAATGGAGCCTCCGCTGTCGTATTAGAATCACTTGGTCCTAAGTATTCATTCATTATATGGGGCTGGCAAGGAGTTTACATTGCAGGGTCGGGTAGCAGTAAAGGACACGTTATTGTAAAGATTGCAAACAATCTAAACTCATCCCACGGACTCGTACATTTCTCCGACGACGATAACACGGTGGTCAATTTATCGCAGCCCACAAGATTACAGCCCGGAGAAGACATCATCTTTAAAGTATTGGACTCTGACATGAATGCAACGGATGCGGGGATTATCGAGCTTTATTATAGTATTATTAACGGCTACGAAGAGTAAATAGTAACATGTCCTTGTTTGTTTCGTTTGTAAGTTTTATGAAGAGCTTAAGTGTGTTAGTGACCGCGCTTTTAGGACTAAAGTCTTCACAAGAAAAACTAAAAGCTTGTCGAGATAAAAAATTAAAAAAGCATTATATTGAATCTCACAAAGCTATAGCATCTGTATATCCTATACTGCAATCGATTATCAACAAGTTCAAAGAAGTTGACCGGGTCTCTGTATTTAAAAGCCATAACGGTAATGGGATTCCACAACCAGGAACGCCATCGTTTACTACCTGCGTTCAAGAAGTTACGAATCACCGAACGACACCGATTATTGAACGCTGGCAACAAATTCCTAGCGACCAAGAAATGATTGAAATCATTGGGGAGTTGATTGAGAAGAACTTATGTGTTCTCGAAGTTCCGGACCACGGGGAAGGAATTCTTTCGGATTACTGTTCTGGTAATGGCATTAAAGGTGTGCTAGCGATTCCCGTTTTAGTTACGGACTCTGGGTTTTTGTTTCTGAACGTTTGCTCGACGACCACCTCGGATTTGACGGAAATTGATGGTATTGAGTTCGAAGCGAAAAGCGTGGCCGCTCGAATCTCGCATGTATACAAAACCGCCAAGTAGCTCACGGCTCTTGTCTTCGCGCAATTTCATCTTCCAGATAAAAAATTGCTTTTTTCAAATCCTCAATAGCATCCTCTTTTAGGTCACAGCGCCAGATATACTTCACTGCGTTCCCAAGATTGAAGTTCATATGGCGAATGACGTCGAGGCATTCAATCCCGCTGGGATGGTCGTTGTAGTGTTTGGGGTGAGAAACGGAACTCATAATGTTCTCCTTATTATAGTATACCGTTAGAGGTTCTGACGAACAGGACGCCTACATAATTAAGGGAAGAGAGATTCATGGGGAAACGATTTAAAGCGAACAAAGAGCGCCTCGCACCGCCCGAACCATCAAAGGACCAAAGTGCAAACATGCGAATGTTTGACCTGAGCAATCCCGATATTGATTTGTTCAACATGGTGGATGATGAGTTGATTCGCTTATCTGGCTCTGAGTTGTACATCTACAAATACGAGGTGGACGAGAACTTCGACGACGTATTTGGCGAGAACCGTACGAAGGCGATTCGCCAAGAACCCGTGCTGGTTGAAGGACACTACGACCCGAGAGCCTTCGAAGAGAACCTGACGGAATTTGGTATTGAGATGACCAACGACCAGATGTTCACCTTCAACAAGTCCTACATTACGGCTGCTCTTGGAAGAGGTCTGATTCCCGGTGATATCATTCAACCTCGCTTCCAAAACATTTACTACGAATGCTATGAGGTTCAAGAAGACTCGTTTGAAGTATACGGAGTTTATCATCTAGTCGCCTCTGCTCGCGTACTGCGGGAGAAGCCTCAAATACTACCGGATATTGGTCCGGATGGAAAACACCTATCATAGAATACCATGCCACTAAAAAAAGGTTCATCGAATAAAACTGTCTCCGCGAACATTCGCAAGCTGAGAGACGAAGGGTATCCTCAAAAACAAGCGATTGCAATTGCTATGAGCAAGGCTGGGAAAAGTCGTATGGAAAGTAACGGCAAGGCGATTCCTCGTGGTACCGTGGATAGCATGGGTCCACAGAACCTATCAGAAACCTTTGTTGTTCAAGGCGCGAAGAAGGGAGAAGATGGAAGAACTTTCGATAACGCTTGGAAACTCCCAAAGGACTGCATGTATACGATGAAGCCCCGTAAACGCAAAGCCAAGCAGATTTCGGAGATGAATCTTCAAGACCTCGCACGAATGTGTCCAGAGCCTGAAGGCGGATACTACGACTCAAAGAAGCTTGACGAAGAAGTTTATGGTCTTGGGGGTTTGGATGGAGATGAAAACCCCTCCGTTGATGAGGAAAAGACACCTGTGAAGAGGGTACGCAAAAAAAAGCCTCTTCCAAGGAAGAGGCTTAAGGATAAATAATATCATGAACGACATTTTTATTGAAGACCTACGCAAATGGGTAAAGGAGAAATGGGTGGACATTGGTGCGCCCAAGAAAGGCGGTGGTTATAAGCCGTGCGGACGTTCGAAAGGAGAAAAAAGAAAAGGTTATCCTAAATGCGTACCTGCATCAAAAGCGGCTTCAATGTCGAAAGGAGAAAAGCGTTCTGCGGTGTCTCGCAAACGAGCAGCAGGAAATACAGGACCAAAACCAACAAACGTGGCTACATTTACAAAAAGAAAAAAAGTTAACGAAGGAAAACTATGTCCTCGTGGAAAGGCTGCTGCAAAAAGAAAATTTAAAGTTTATCCGTCTGCGTACGCAAACATGTATGCATCGGCTGTTTGTAGTGGAAAAGTAAAACCGGGTGGGAAGAAAAAGAACGAAGCTATTGAGCGTATCAACCAGTTAATGGCTGAGAAAAAGACACCCGCATGGCAACGCAAAGCTGGCCAGAACCCAGAAGGTGGTCTGAACAGAAAGGGGGTAGCCTCCTATCGGGCTGCGAACCCTGGCTCTAAGCTCAAGACTGCGGTCACTACGAAGCCCTCTAAGCTCAAGAAAGGAAGCAAAGCAGCCGCTCGCCGCAAATCATTCTGTGCGCGTATGAGCGGCATGAAGAAGCGCCTGACGTCTAAGAAAACCGCAAACGACCCTGATTCAAGAATCAACAAGTCTTTGCGTAAATGGAACTGCTAGTCGAACTCGACAGCTAGCGACCGCCTCACGAGCCGCCGCCTTTTTTCGGCATACGCTTCTTCATCTCGTTAGTCTGGGGCTTTTCGTCAGTCTGGGGCGAGACCCGGTCGTCTCGATACCTCTTACCGGGAACTCTTCCGGCGGCGGGGACTTTTGGACGAGCGCGACGAGTGGCAAGATGACTCTGCCGCGCACCCATCGCTCTACCTGCGGCGGCGTAGTCACCGCGCTCTTCGGCTTCCTTCTCTCTCTTTCTGAGTTCAGCCGCCTCTTCGCCAGCAGGAGTGAGTTCCTGTAGCTTTACCTTTCCTTCGAAAAGTCTGTCACTAACAAGAGGGTAAACCTTGCTTGAGCGACGGGATTCTGAAATAGTTCCTACATTTCGCATACTGTATTTATATAGCCAACAAAAAACCCAGGAGAGATAAACTCCCCTGGGTTAGTCTTTTACGCAGACCACGCGAAAATCAAAGAACAATAATTAACCGAATAGCATAACAGATTCAGCCTCTTTCGCTTTCGGAATACGAATTCTCAGAAGACCTTGTTCAAAATTTACTTTCGCTTTCTTAATATCAAATTGGTCGTCAATATTCACTGAAAAATCGATATCTTTTTGGCTCATACCTCGGTGCAAATAAATCGTATCTGGGGAAGTCTCCTTATCCGCCTTCTTCGCACGAATGGCTAACGAATTCTTGCCCCCTACGACACTAATCTCTTTCTCTGCATATCCGGCCAGAGCAAACTCAAAGTTTAGAACGTTTGTGTCCTCTGACAGCCACGCATTGCTTACGGGATAATTAGGTAGTTGAGTGGTTGCAGTTGGTCTCGGCGACATGCCGCGCTCAAGGTCTCTAAAAAGTGTATCTAATTGTGTAAAAAAGTGTTGCATTATTTTAACCTCCTTTCGGACAGTTACAACAGATTGATTGCCTCTTGGGTGATGTCTGTTGTCTTGTGAAGCGAATCATCCACTCCACTGGATTCTATTATTAATTTGTGCCCTGCTTTCGCCAAGGCGTTCTTATATAGGGTCGTAGCCTCCTCCATCAATTGGACGTATCTGGCGGAGCCTTTCTGAACCTTGTCCTTTATAATAGTCTTGTACGGCGTGGTTTGCAAATAAACCTTTTGGGAATCTATAACTGTAACCGTTTGTCCCTTTACATAACTGGAAATGCTTCCGTAACGAATTTTATTATTATCAATACCTTTTATTGACGTTACGAGTATTATGATAGATAATAGTAGAGCCTTAAGCATGATTTACAAAGATAAAAAAATGGCTTTAGTTGGGGATGCGGTGTTCCCACAAACAAGGAGCCGACAACGAATGGTTCAGACCAGGGCTATCGCAAAGTCGATTATTCGCTATTCACCGTCTGTTGTTTATTTATGTCCTACAAAAGGAGTCAACCTTAGTTTAGTTCCGTTTCTTGTAGCCAACCATATTCCCTTTGTTTATATTATCCCTTCGAAGAATTTTTTCTGTACGCTCACACCGAGGGAAAAAAAGGTATTTGAGGTTGGTGCGAAAAAAGCACAGAGAGTAATCCGCATCGACGATGCTGAGTGTCTACCCCTAAGATGGTTTTCGGACTGGGAAGCCGCGAGCCATAGAGCCGTAGACAGCAGTGATTGGGTTCTCATGGTTCATAACCAGGAAGAGACCTCCGAAGGTTTCTATAAGCTTCTAGGGACTTTCGTTGGGTCTAAGAAACCGACTCTGGCTCTCGATTTAGGGCTGGCAGTGTAATCTCCGCGAAGTCATCAGCATACATTTTGCAGAAAGCTAGACGGCTGTCATTCCA